CGGGGCTGTTTTCATTCCGCGATACCCCGCCCCCCACATACCCCCCACCCCCCTCATATGGCGTTGTTGTCGCGCGTCTATATATTACTATTCCGCGCAAATAATTTGAATTTCCGACCAAATACGACATCGTCCCGGGTATCAGTAGGGCCCAATCCCGGGTATCAAAAAGCAAACAAAGAGGCCCCCCTCCGTTTTGAAATCGGCAAAGCTGCACCCCACCCCCTTACATGGCAAACCCACCCCCTTTGTTATGGAAATGGACTATCAAAAATTTTTTGTGTAGTGTGAGGACGTTATCAACAGGGACCAAACAACATGACACTGCATATTGAACCTCAAGCTGACATGGCTTTGCCGGACAATCGGACACCGCCCAACTGGGAAATGAGAACGGCTGCAGCTGCAGAGACAATCAGGATGCTTGCGGAACATGGGCTCGACGTGAATGTCACCAGCACAGACCGTGACACCGCAGCGCAGCTGCTTTTGGCTCATGCGGAAGACCCAGAGTTGGTGAAGAAGAAGGCAACGCCCGTGCGAACGGCCAAGCTCACACCTGCCACATTGCTGGCGACGGACAAACTGCTCAAAGATTTCGGACACTCAGTGGTGGATTCAGCTGCTCAGGTGCGCCACTACGTGACAAACAAGCTGATTGATGAGTCGGACAACCCCGATGCTAGGATCAGGATACGTGCGCTCGAGCTTTTGGGCAAAATCAGCGACGTGGGGCTGTTTGCAGATAAGACTGAGGTCACTGTGACCCACCAGAGCACCGACGACATCAAGGAACGCCTGCGTGGCAAGCTCACAAAGCTGATGCCCGTGCACCACGATGTCGAGGATGCGGTGGTGTTGGACGGCGAGGTGCTTGATCTGGACAGTGAGCTGGGACTGAAGGATGAGTGACTCAGCAAAAGTTGCCAACACAGACCTCGGGTTTACGCCTGAGGAGATCCAGAACATGTTGGACAACATCGACATGTTCACTCCGGAGGAAGCTCTCGAGATCGAGAAAATGGTCGACGAGCTCGAGTCAAGAGATGAGCTGCAGGCCGCGCACGATGATCTGATAGCGTTCTGCATATACATGCAGCCTGACTACAAAGTGGGCAAGCACCACAGAATCCTTGCAAATGAGCTGATGGCCATTGAGCGTGGGCCCGACGCCGAGGACGGTGAGGACAGGGTGTGTGTCAACATCCCGCCGCGCCATGGCAAGTCAATGCTCGTGTCGACGTTCTTCCCGGCGTGGTTCCTTGGGCGCAACCCGAGCAAGAAGGTCATGTTGGTGTCACACACCACGGACCTCGCGGTGGACTTCGGGCGGAAGATCAGGAACTTGATCGCCGAGGACGCGTACCACAAGTTGTTTCCAGCAGTTACGCTGGCCTCTGACAGTAAATCAGCCGGTCGATGGAGCACGAACTTCGGGGGCGAGTTTTACGCAGCTGGTATTGGCTCGTCAATCGCTGGTCGTGGTGCTGACTTGCTTCTGGTGGATGACCCTCACTCGGAACAGGATGTCATCAACGGCAACTTCGCGGTGTTCGAGAAGGCATACGAGTGGTTCACATTCGGGGCTCGGACACGCCTCATGCCCGGGGGCCGCGTAGCGATTATCCAAACCAGATGGTCGTTGGAGGATTTGACAGGCCGTGTGACAAGGGACATGGCCAAGAACGAAGACGCTGATCAGTACAAGGTCGTTGAGTTCCCCGCCATCCTCGAGGTGGAGAAAAAAGACGCCAATGGTGAAGGCACAGGTGAGTATTTCGAGAGGGCGCTGTGGCCCGAGTTCTTCGATATACCTGCCCTGAAGCGTACAAAAGCTTCGATGCCCGTGTTCCAGTGGAACTCTCAGTACCAGCAGCAGCCGACATCTGAGGAAGCTGCCCTCGTGAAGCGAGACTGGTGGAAAATCTGGGGATCGGACAAGCTGCCAGACTGCGAATACATAATTATGTCGCTCGATGCCGCGGCTGAGACGCACAACAGGGCTGACTTTACAGCTCTGACGACGTGGGGGGTGTTTTATAACGAAGAAGTGGACAACCACAACATTATATTACTCGACTCCAAGAAAGATCGCTACGAGTTCCCGGAGCTCAAGAAGATGGCGCTCGAGGAATACCGGTATTGGGAACCTGACAGCTTCATCGTGGAGAAGAAGAGCGCGGGCGCCGCGCTGTACCAAGAAATGAGGCGCATGGGGCTGCCCGTGTCTGAGTATACGCCGCACAGGGGCTCGGGGGACAAGATGGCAAGGCTCAACTCCGTGTCTGACATCATATCGTCGGGTCTGGTGTGGGTGCCTGCAACACGCTGGGCCGAGGAGCTCATCGAGGAGATCGCTGGGTTCCCGTTCGCGTCAAACGATGACCTCGTGGACAGCACGACAATGGCACTCATGCGGTTCCGCCAAGGTGGGTTCATCCGTCTCCCGACCGACTATATGGACGAGGACGAGTCGTATCTAACACGCAAGGCGGACTATTATTGATGGGATGACACCTCAGAATCACTATGATATAACCACAAAAGGACGTTTCGGGGTCCGCGCGGGTGCTGTTATTTTCCTCCCTGTTAAGCTCGGCATCCGCGTACCCGGAACGGATCTTTCCATTTTGCCACTATAGATGTTATAGTGTGCTCAAATCTCACAACGAGGCATATTATGGCAGTCGAAAAACCAATGGAACCTAGCGACATTCTCCTTATGGAAGAGGAGGATATGGAACCAGAACTCGACGTGTTGGTTGAAGATGACGACGACATCCTCGAAGTTGAGATGGAAGACGGATCAGTCGTGGTTGATTTCGGTGACGGGTCCGACGACGATGATTTGGAAGACATCGGGCACGACGATAACCTTGCTGATTACATGAACGAGTCTGATCTGCAGTCTCTCAGCAATGACCTCATTGACGATTTCTCCGCGGACCGCGATTCACGAAAAGACTGGGCCACGTCATATATCAAGGGTCTTGACCTGCTTGGTATGAAGATTGAGGACCGTACGCAGCCGTGGGCGGGTGCCTCAGGGGTCTATCACCCCATGATGACAGAGGCAGTCATCAAGTTCCAAGCTCAGGCCATGGGCGAGCTCCTCCCGGCCTCTGGTCCCGTACGCACAAAGATTCTCGGTAAGATGACAAACGAGAAGTTTGAACAGGCCAACCGCGTTGAAACAGAGTTGAACTACCTCATTACGGAGGAGATGCCGGATTATCGTGACGAGATGGAGCAGATGCTGTTCAAGCTCCCGATGGCAGGCTCAGCGTTCAAGAAAATCTTTTTTGATCCACTTCTCGAGCGCCCCGTATCACAATTTGTACCCGCAGAAGACTTTGTGGTGTCGTATGGCGCGTCAAATCTACGGACATGTCCCCGCTACACCCACGTGATGAAGAAAACGACCGAAGAAATCTACAAGCTTCAGGTTAACGGCTTCTATCGTGACGTGGAATTGTCGGAACCGACCCGCGATGTCACCGACATTGAAGAGAAATACAACGAGATGGAGGGCGCAGAGCCCGTATTCTCCGATGATTCACGTCACACACTGTTGGAGATCCACACAGACCTCGATTTGCCAGAGCCGTTTTCTGATTCAGACGGCCTCGCGCTCCCATATGTGGTGACAATCGACAAGTCCTCGGGTGAAATCCTCTCAATCCGCCGCAACTGGTACGAGGATGACGAGAAAAAAGCCAAGCGCATGCACTTTGTGCACTACCCCTACCTGCCGGGAATGGGGTTCTATGGTACCGGCCTGATCCATACGCTCGGTGGACTCACAAAGTCTGCCACGTCAATTATGCGCCAGCTGATCGACGCTGGTACGCTATCAAACCTACCAGCAGGCTTCAAAGCCAAGGGTATGCGCATCACAGGGGACAACACACCCATCATGCCGGGCGAGTTCCGGGATGTTGACGTGCCCGGTGGGACGATAAAAGAGTCAATCGTACCGCTGCCCTACAAAGAGCCTTCTCAGGTCCTCTACAGCCTGTTGAATAACGTCGTGGAAGAGGGTCGTCGCATCGGGGCTGTGGGTGACATCCAAGTGGGTGACATGAACTCTCAGGCCCCCGTAGGGACGACGCTGGCGCTCATGGAGCGCTCGATGCAGGTCATGTCTGGTATTCAAGCGCGCCTGCACGCAGCGATGAAGCAGGAACTACGTATCTTGGCGCGCATCGTGCACGACTATATGCCGGAAGATTACGCCTATGAGATGGACGAGCAGGCCAACAGAATAGACGACTTCGATGGTCGAGTTGATGTTATCCCTGTGTCTGATCCCAACGCAGCCACAATGGCGCAGCGGATCATACAGTATCAGGCGGCGCTCCAGTTGGCTCAGCAAGCCCCACAGATGTACAACATGGGTAAGTTGCACCGTCAGATGCTTGAGGTTCTTGGAATCCAAGACGCCGACGACATCATCAACCTACCAGAGGACATCAAGCCAGCGGACCCTGTGACAGAGAACATGTCGATCTTGAAGCAGGAGCCTGTGAAAGCGTTCGCTTATCAGGACCACGAGGCTCACATTCAGACACACATGTTGGCAATGCAAGACCCGAAGATCATGCAGATCGTTGGGCAGTCTCCGTTTGCAAGTGCCATCCAGTCCGCAATGATGTCTCACATCACAGAGCACGTCGCCATGCAGTATCGTGTGGAAATTCAGAAACAGCTTGGCGTTGAGCTTCCTGATCCAGAGGCGCCGCTTCCTGAAGATCTCGAGCTTCAAGTGTCTCGTCTTGTGGCACAGGCTGCTCAGAAGTTGTTCAACAAGGATCAGTCCGAGGCAGCAGCAGAGCAAGCCGCAGCTCAACAGGCTGATCCTCTCACACAGATCCAACAGCGTGAGTTGGTGATCAAAGAGAAAGAGCTTGATCACAAGATTGAGATGGACAACCTGAGGATACAGATTGATGGTCTGGCCAAAGCTGAGAACGCACGCCTCCAGCAGGCACGTCTCGAGTCGGAGGGTGAGAAAGAAAGCGCTCGCCTTGCTGTTAAGGTGGCCGAGCTTGACACAAAAGAGAAGGAGTCAGCAGTTCGCTTGGCTCTGGATGTAGCAGAAAAGGTTGACCTAGATGGCTGATGACATTTTCCACACCGTGCTGACACGGATCAGCGAGAGTCAGACCGCCATTGCGGAACACCTCGCTGAGGGGGGTGCCAAAGACCAAGCCGCCTATTGGAAGCTGGTTGGGAAGTATGAAGCGCTCGGTATTATCCGAGCTGACATCAAGGAAATTGAAAAAAGATATATTGATGATTGATACCTAGCGGTATAGTTATACCCCATAACGTGGAATAACCCACGCAAAAGGCACTGTGAGCCTCAATCACTGCAGGAGACCACTAAATGTACGGTACTGACAAAGTAGATGACAAAGAGTTGCTGGCAAAGCTGCCAGAACCTCAGGGTTATAAGATTCTCATCGCTATCCCGGAGCTTGACGGGAAAACAGAGGGCGGCGTTTATATGCCGGACAATCTGAAGCAGATGGAAGAAACTGCCTCTATCATTGGATACGTGATCCGCGTGGGCGACGAAGCCTACAGTGACGAGTCTCGATTCCCGAACGGACCGTGGTGCAAGACAGGCGACTTCGTCATCTTCCGCTCATACTCCGGCACCCGCTTCAAAGTGCACGGCAAAGAGTTCCGAATCATCAACGATGACACCGTTGAGGCTGTTGTTGAAGACCCACGGGGGTACACACGCGCATGAATGACCAAGTAGAAAATATCGAAGAGCTCGAGACAGACGCCGTAGAGGTGGATATGTCTGACGATGACTTTGAAGTTGAGATTCAGGACGATACTCCTGATGACGACAAAGGGCGCCCTCGCCGTGCTGAAGGTGAAGAGGCTCATATCCCAGAGGATGACGATCTCGAGAAACACAGCGAATCGGTGCAGAAGCGCATCAAGAAACTGAAGTTCGAGTTCCACGAGGAGCGTCGTCGAAAGGAAGAGGCCGAACGTGAACGTGAAGCCGCGGTAAAGTATGCCGAAACTCAGAAGAGCGCTGCCGACAGACTTCGCAAGAACCTGACCGACGGTGAGAGCGTATTGATCACACAGGCCAAGGCGCGTGTGACTTCAGAGCTCAACTCTGCCAAGCGTGCCTACAAAGAGGCATATGAGGCGGGCGACACTGACGCTGTTCTTGAGGCTCAAATGTCTCTGTCAAAGCTCCAAGCTGAGGCTGAACGTATCGAACATTGGAAGCCTGCACAACAAGCTCTCCAACAAGAAGCCCATCAACAAGAAGCCCATCAACAGGTTGCCCCTCAACAGGTTGCCCCTCAACGCACCCAAGTTCCAAAGCCGGACCAACGGGCGCAAGATTGGGTTGCGGATAATGATTGGTTCCAGCGCGACAAAGCAATGACGCGTTACGCCATGTTGGTGCACGAGGAGCTCATAGAGTCTGGCGTTGATTCTAAGTCTGATGTGTATTACAATAAGATTAACGAGGCCATGCGGTCACGTTATCCAGATCGCTTTGCGGGCGTGGAACCTGAGGTTCGACAACCACAACGTAAGGCAGGCTCCGTGGTGGCCCCGGGTGGTAGAAGTACCGCTGCATCACGCAACAAAGTTGTCATCACCTCATCTGAGGCCGCTATCGCCAAGCGTCTTGGATTATCGAACAAAGAATATGCGGCGCAAAAGCTGAAGGATATGCAAAATGGCTGATCGGACACCACGTACAACTGAAACTCGCGAAGCGGGAGAACGTCGTAAGCCATGGAAGCGCTCGTCAATGCTACCTACCCCCGAACCACGTGACGGACTTTCGTTCCGATGGATTCGCACCGCTACACTGGGTAATGCAGATATGACGAACGTGTCTGGGCGGTTCCGTGATGGTTATGTGCCTGTGAAGGCAGCTGACTATCCTGAGCTACACATCATGTCAGATATTGACTCCCGCTTTAAGGACAATATCGAGGTTGGTGGGTTGTTGCTTTGCGCCATCCCTGCCGAATTAAAAGGTGATCGCGTCCACGGCCAACTTGAGTCTGCACACAATCAGGCTGAAGCAGTCGACAGGAACTATATGCGTGAATCTGACCCGCGGATGCCTATGCTCAAACCCGAGCGTAGTAATCGGTAATCGCTTGGTGAGGGGCCCTGTGCCCTTTGCTGTGAAAGTAAATGAATCTGGAGGATGAGCAATGGCTACTACTGCTGCTCCCTATGGCCTGAAGCCCGTAAAACGTGCTGACGGTATGCCCTACGCTGGGGCCACGTCCCAGTACCTGATCGACCCTGCTGGTGAGGCAACAAACCTCTTCTACGGCCAAGTCGTTCACATCGGTGCTGATGGTTACATCGCACTCTCAACTGCCACAGGTGCTGATGGCACAACAAACGCGCTCCCAACAGGCACGACCCTCACAGGTTCGCTTGGTGTGTTCGTCGGTTGTGAATACATCAACGACCAAGGCCAGCCCACGTTCTCGCAGTACTACCCTTCTGCTACAGCGAACGGTGGCGACATCAAAGCCTACGTAGTGGACGATCCCAACGTACTGTTCCAAGTTCAGCTCGACGGCGCCGCCGATCAGTCTGACATTGGCGCGAACACGTTCTTCGCCGCTGCACAGAGCACCTCAACAGGTAACACTGCCACAGGTAACTCAACAAGCGCGCTTGATGCCACAACTGTAACTACAACTGCGGCGTTCCGCATTGTGGCTGCGGTATCACCGATCACGGACGCCTACCCTGACGTTCTGGTCAAGTTCAACCCCGGCTACAGCAGCATGACTAACGCTGTTGGCCTGTAAGGAGGGATAACACATGGCTATTTCACGCGCACAGGCGCTCAAAGAGCTTCTTCCCGGACTCAACGCCCTCTTTGGTCTTGAATACGGCAAGTACGAGAACGAACACGCGGACATCTATGAGACAGAATCCTCAGAGCGCAGCTTTGAAGAAGAAGTCAAATTGTCTGGTTTCGGTGCAGCACCAACCAAAGCTGAAGGTTCAGCCATTGCGTACGACAATGCGCAAGAAGCGTTCACAGCTCGCTACACCCACGAGACAATCGCTATGGGTTTTGCCATCACTGAAGAAGCGATGGAAGACAACCTGTATGACTCACTGTCTTCGCGTTACACAAAAGCTCTGGCTCGCGCCATGGCCTACACCAAGCAGGTAAAAGCTGCCTCATTGCTCAACACGGGCTTTGACACGTTTAAATCTGGCGATGGTGTAACGTTGTTCAACACGGCTCACCCGACGGTGGGTGGTGGTGTAAACGCAAACCGTCCGACAACGGATGCTGACCTCAACGAGACTTCTCTTGAGCAGGCAATCATTGACATTGCTGCCTACACTGACGAACGTGGCCTTCTTATCGCAGCTCGCGCCAAGAAGCTCATCATCCCGTCAGCTCTCCAGTTCGTAGCAACTCGCTTGCTCGAAACAGAGATGCGTGTTGGTACAGCCGATAACGACATCAACGCACTGAAGTCAAACGGTGCGGTATCTGGCGGTTATGGTGTGAACCACTACCTCACAGATGCAGATGCGTGGTTCCTGACAACAGACATCCCGAACGGTATGAAGCACTTCGTACGTTCAGCGATGGCGACTGGAATGGACGGCGACTTCGACACTGGCAACGTGCGTTACAAAGCACGTGAGCGTTACAGCTTCGGCGTAAGTGATCCGCTCGGCATCTACGGCTCGCAAGGGGCGTAAGCCCTATAAGCCAAGGACTTAGGTCTGATTTAGCCCCGCTTCGGCGGGGCTTTCTTTTTGCTTGGATGTCCTGTATTGTGGCCCCACACCTGACAGTCACAATGTGGCTGACTTAACCCAAGACAGGAGAATCCCATGGGAAAAACAACTTTTTCTGGTCCAGTCAACTCGACCAACGGCTTTGTAGGCGACGTCACAGGCGACGTCACAGGCGACGTCACAGGTAGCGTGACGGTTCCAACATTCACAGTTGCAACTGCACCCTCCGCTGTGGGCCTTGCAGGAACAATCATCTATGTGTCTGACGGCCTCGCCGGTGCACCGACTGTTGCTGTGAGCGACGGCACTGACTGGATTTCCGCCGCTGGCACAGCCATCGCGGCCACTTAAGGAGCGCGATATGAGTATCAAGTGGAAACCCGCCTCGAAAGAGGAACTCGCCCGTCGCGTCTCCGTGAAAGCGGAGCCCAAGGCAAAACCAGCGCCTAAAAAGGCTGCTCCGAAAAAGGAGGGCTAAGCCATGGACAATGTGTACGTCCGGGCAGGACATCTGCATAGTAGCGGATACATCTACAGAAACCGCACTGCGGTGAAAGCCTTGGATGTCGTCGGCACTTCCAGTGCGGGTATCCTAGAGCTGTGGGATACTGATGTGCCTCCAGTGACTTCTGGGACATACGTACGTTCTGGTACAACAGTAACTGTAACAGATACAGCGCATGGCCTTAAAACAGGTGATGTCATCGGCATTTCGTTTGAGCCCGACACTGGCGTCATCGCCACTCCGGGTAACTACGAG